AAAAGAATGTATGCAGCTCTTGGTGTAGATAACGTAGAATCTCTTATACCTCCACCACCTGACATGACACCACAACCAGTAGATGCTGGTTTAGAGAATAGTAGCCTTATGTTAGGACAACCAGCTCAAGCCTTTGAAGGACAGAACCATGAAGCACACTTAGAAACACATAAGAGTTTGTTTTTGACACAAGTGGTTAAGGACAACCCACAGATACAGTCAATAATTATAAGTCACTGCATGCAACACTTACAGTTCTTATCTTCACAGATAGCTAGTCAACAGATACCACAAGAAGTGCAAATGCAATTACAACAAGCACAGGCAGAAATGCAACAAATGCCAGCAGATCAAGTAATGCAGATGCAACAACAAATACAAATGACTTTAGACCAATACAGTGCACCAATAATGGCACAACTTACTTCTGAGTTCTTACAGTCTATAGGACAAGGACAAAGTAACGACCCATTGGTTGATATAAGAAAATCAGAGCTAGATTTAAAAGATAAAGAGCTAGATATTGAAACACAACAATTTACACAGAAACAGAATCAAAGAGCACAAGAGAAGATGCAAGAGAACATGTTGCAAGAACAACGCATAAATGTGCAAAAAGATATAGCAGATGATAAACTAAATGTAGCTATAGACAGACTTAGACAAAACGCTGATTTAAAGCTGATGGAATTAGGTACAAAAACGAGGAATTAATAATGGCAACATCATTTAAAATTAAAGCAGTAGCTGAACTTAGAGCTGCTAAAAAGATTGCAAGACAACAAGAAGCTACAGCACAGGCAGAATACGAAGAAAACAAAGCTGCTAAACTTTTGGCTAATGAAAAAAGAAGAGCAGACAAAATGGTAACAATATCGCAACCAGAACCAGCTCCTGTTGTTGAAGAAACAGTAGAAGAAGTAGTTGAGCAACCAAAAGCCAAAGCGAAGCCAAAAATTACTGTAAAGAAAAAAGGCAGACCAGCAAAGGCTAAAAAATAATGCCTGATGATTTTGAGTTACTCGATGCAGTCAAAAAGATTATATCGAAAAGAGAGTCTCAAATTGGCGAGACTATGATGTCAGGTGGCTTGAAAGATATGGAACATTATAAATATTTGCAAGGTGAACTATCTGCTTTATACTACATGAAAGCAGAATTACAGAATTTATTTAAAAAAGATTAAAATGGCAGAACTAAAATCAACAAACGACATAGTTGCGGATGCTTATATACAAGAAGAGGCAAGAGTTCTCGATCCCACTTTACTAGACAAATCATTAGTGGACCGCATGCCACAACCAACTGGTTGGCGCATGTTGGTTTTACCATACGCTGGTAAGGCCACAACAAAGGGCGGCATACATTTAGCACAAAGCACTGTAGACAGAGAGGCCCTAGCAACAGTAGTTGCTTATGTGGTTAAACAAGGTCCTGAGTGTTACAAAGATGAAAAAAGGTTTGGCGGAACACCTTGGTGTGAAGAAAAACAATGGGTTTTAATAGGGCGTTACTCTGGCTCTAGGTTTAAATTGGAGGAAGGTGCAGAGGTTCGCATCATCAATGATGATGAAGTGATAGCCACAATTCTCGACCCCGATGACATAGTGAGTTTATGATGAATGAACAAGAAAATGCACAACAAATTCAGCCAGAAGCTGATGATGTTGAAGTAGAGGTAGTAGAACAGGAAGCTTTAGTAGAATCTAGCCCAGACGATGAGCTAGAAAATTATACTAAATCGGTTTCCAAAAGAATAAATAAGTTGAATGAACGCAATAGACAAGCTGAAGAAAAAGCAGCTGATTTAGAGCGTAGATTGGCTCAAAAGGAGCAA